GGAAGTAACTTTCAGCGGATCATCTAACCCCCGAAAGTAGATTTTCTGTCCTGTTGGCATATATGTCATCTCTAGTGGTGATTCTTTGGTTTCCCAAAATGCTTCTACACCCAATCGCCGAATAGCCCATCTTAACTCTGTAAAACAAGAATCTTTTAGCGTTCGGAAAACCTTCCTAACAACTAAAAGATTCGCTTCTGGATATTTCATCATGTTAGTTATAAAATATAATGCTGTTGTTTTTGACTTTTTGGATGCGCGTGATCCTTTTACTACCCGGTATCTACCCTTGAATTGCCAAAAATCTTTATAAGCTGTTCCTATTACTTCTGGTAATTTTATTTCTAACTTTGTTAACGTTGAACGTTCCTGTTGAGGAAGGTAAATTTTTTTTTGATAATCAAAAACATATTGTGAACTAATGTTATTCTTCAAGTTCATCTTCTCCAGAAATAACAACAGGAATATTCAAATTCACATCTAATTTATCGTTCCACATTCCAAGATGTTTGCCTAATAATTCAAGTGCTTTCATTTTAGGAGAAAGTTTCACTTCTCGTTCAATTCCTAAATCACCTGATTTAGTTGGAAACTGTTTAACTTTTATGGATTCAATACAAGCAAGATCTTCATCTGTTGCGTTATTTTTTATTTCACAATCGTCATTTACAATATCAGTTATATTAACAAAAGCAATTTTAGCCAATTCAATGACAATTCTATCTTGATTAATTCCTGTTCTCTTACTTCTTTTAGCCATTGCTTTAGCAATAGCCGTTTGAACTGTAGTTTTCTGTAGTAACTGATATCCTATTTCACTTGCTCGTTGAACTGAATATCCTGCTCTAATTGCTGCTTGTGTTGCGTTCAAGTCAATTAGATATTCTTCAACGAACGTTTGTTGTTTTTTAGTCAACTTTGCCATTCCGCAACACCTCTCCTTCATAAAAAATAAATGAAAAGAGAACATCCTGGCAGGAGGTAAACCAGAATATTCCCTTTTCTCATAACACAACATTTGAGACTCTTGGAGTACTTACCAATCCTATTTAGGACTGATAAACTTAACACTTTCTAACTTGTTTTGTTTTATAACCTAAAATACTTTCATAATGTTTCTTTTCCCTCATTGAGAAGTTGCCCGGTATTATTCCATGATTCTCTTCTCTAAATTTTTGTTTTTTCTTATGTATAGCGATAACGGCATCAACAATCCTTGAAGGGTTCTTTTCAATATATTTTGTCGGTATTCTCACTATTTCCCAATCTGAACCTAAAATATTTCTAATGTCTATGTCCCGATTGCTATCATATAACTCTTTACCTTTGTGTAAATGTCCATCGACTTCTACACAACTTTTTAATTCCGGAACATAAAAATCAACTCGGTATTTATCAATTGAATAATTTGGATAATACTCATACAACAAATTTTCTAAAATGATAGCGGTTATAACTTCATGAGAACTAAATAATTTAATTTCTTCTTTCATAATTTTTTTAAAAACCATCTTAGCCGCTTCAAAATAATCATTCATATACGTTCCACACTTCTCCATAATTCTTAACGCTGTTTCATACATAATGATGGTTTTTAATTCAATATAATCTTTTACAATAGATTTATAATTTTCTCTATGTTCTTGTTCACATCTTTCACAAAATACCCTTTCAATTGGTTCAACGCTTAGTTCAATTTCCTGATCACAATGCCAGCACTTATAAAAAAGCATAATATGCCCTCCCATTTTGGAGTTTTCTCCATGAAGCTTTGCTTCATTTTAACTATATCAGATTTTAACTATCAATTACAATCAATTCCCTGAACTTTTTCACTAAAATAAATCAACGCCCTAGAGTGTAACACATGAACCCACTGATAAGTGTAACCCATCTCGACCGCGATCTGCTCCCATGTTTTATAATTTAGATATCGTAAAGTTAAAAGTAATTTATAATCATCATTGTCAAGACTATCAATTTGTTTAGTTATTTTAAGTTTTAAATAAAGTAAGTTATCAATATCTCTATTGATTTCATTTTCTAGATCAACGATTTTTGGCATTATCTCTAACATCTTATCTTGTGGCGTTGATTCTTGAACTTGGATATTCTTCGGAACATGAGTAATTTTTTCAGCAAGGGATCTTAAACTCTCCACTTGATCTAATTTTGACTGAACAACATGATCTAACCATCTGAGTTGTCTTAAATATTGTTTTGCGTTCATAAAATCACTCCTTTCTTTTTTAAGATGATCTGCGGTTCCATGCGGTGACAGCTTTTTCAGGTGTCATGCTATATTGTGTTAAGCATTCACACTCTTTATTTGTGCATATCACAAAGTAACAATCTACAATATTATCTATCAAGTCTGGGGTTGCTCGTTTTATTAATTCTGCTTTTCCCCCGCAAAACGGACACGCTTTTAATTCCATTTTATTGAATTTCTCCTCTCAAAAATTCATCTTGAACCGCTTGTAATGTAGTATTGACAAGGGTTTCAAAGATCTTAGATGCATTGCGGTTCAAGATGGTTCAAGATCAAAAAGTTCATCTTGAACCGCTTCAAA